GACAAGGATATGGTGCCGAAATTTCTCCTATTATTAGTAATGGGGAAATATATGATGGTGCAATTAGTTTTGGTCAAATTATTGGTGTTAATATTATAAGAGGTGGTGTTGGATATGCTTCTTCAGATACAACTATAACTTTAGTCAATAGAGGAGAAAATTTAGTTATTTCTGCTAATTTGGGAACTTGGACATTAAATGAAGTCACTAAATTAGGAACAACAAATCTATCAAATGGATGTTTGTTTGGAAGTAAGTATTCTAAATTTGGAAATACCTTTGGGACATTTTTCTTAGATTCTAATTTGGTCAATGCATTTGAAATAGTTGCAACTGCACATTCTCCAATTATTGGGTGGGCATATGATGGATGTCCAATATATGGTCCATATGCATATGAAAATACTGATGGAAGTGGTAGTATTGTTAGAATGAGAAGTGGATATACCAGAAATAAAATTAGTCCATCAACAAATATTGAATGTATAGAGGATTATGTATTCACAAATACAGGGACATTAGATGAAAATAATGGGAGATTTGCAGTTACTCCAGACTATCCACAAGGAATATATGCATATTATTGCACTCTAACCGCACAAGGAACTCCTGAGTTTCCTTATGTTATAGGAGATACCTATAATTATATTCCAGAAGAAGATAATTTTGATTTAAATCACAATCAAGAGTTGGACTTTAATTCTCTAGGAATAGTCAAATATACATCTCCATATAGAGTGGAGGATAAAGAAAATTATTATGAATACTTTGGAGGCATAGACAATAATATAAAGGCGGATGCTGTTATTCAATCAGCATCTGTTGGAAGAATAAGTTCTATAACTGTTGTTGATGGTGGATTGGATTATGAAGTTGGAGATAAAATTAGTTTTACTCCAGAAACTGAAAATGGTTTAGGGGCATTTGCAGAGGTAGATAGAGTATCTGGAGTTGAAGTTTTATCTATTAATTCTGGAGTGACTACTTTTTATGATGTAAATTTTGTTTCAACTTCAACCGGAATTTTGGGAATTGCAACAACAGCACATGGATTTAAATCCCAAACTTTCATAAACATTAGTGGAATATCAACAACTGATTATTCAGGACTGGAAGGATTTAGAAAGATAGTAGTAGAGAGTTCATCCACAACTCTTGAAGAAGCTTTGCCAACTGCAGCTTCAGTTGGTCTTGTCACCAGTTTAAAAGTAAAAACACCAATATTTAAGTATAGACCTGATGATGTACTTCAAATAGGAACAGAACTACTTAAAGTAATTGGAGTAGATGAAAGAAATAATAGACTAAATGTACTGAGAGAATCTGCAGCTGCCCCAGGGTATGCTATTGGATCAACAGTGTCTGATTTTGTCACTAAATTTACATTTCCATTTGATGACTTTGATTATACATTAAATGAATTAGATGAATCATATTATTTTAATCCAGCAGAATCAGTGTCAGTTGGGATCAGTACTCTACCAGGAGTTGGAAATGAATTAACAGTTTATCCTCTTGGGTATGGTGTTTCTATAACTAAATTTGTTGAACATGGTGGAATTCTTTTACCATATCATAAATTTAGAGATGGTGAAAAAGTATCTTATTCAACAAATGCTTCTTCAATAGTTACCAATGCTGGAAATTTAGAATCTTTGCCAGAACTTTATGTTGTTAAACTATCTCCAGATATTATTGGATTAGTTCAAAGTGTTAAGGATGTTAAGAATTTAAATGCATTGTTGAGATTCAATGCAGTAGGTACTGGCAATCTTCACAAATTCAAAACCCAAAGAAATGTAGTTACTGGGGCAATAACTCAGGTCAATGTCAATGTTTCTACTGCATCTAGCCATGGATTGAGTGTAGGAAATCACATTGAAATGTCAGTTGTGTCTGGAATAACTAGTACCTATGTAGTTGGTTATTCAACAATAACAAAAAGAGTATTAATAAATGGAGAAGTTAATCCACAAATTAAAACATACTCAAACCAAACAGTTGTATTTGATCTAACAGATCCAAGTATATCTGGAAAAGACTTTAATCTGTATGGAGATGATGTTTTTAGAAACCCATACTTTGGGAATGAGTCTGGAATAGAAGTCATTAAAAATTCAACATCTCTGACTTTATCAATAACAGAAGAAACTCCAAAGTTATTATACTATAATCTCAACAATATTACTACAAATGATGAAATTTATCAAGATACTAGTGTTTCTGGAGGAAATTCATTAAAAATTGAAAGAAGTTCTTATCAAATTCAAAGTTCTATAGTTGGAATAACAACAACAACATTTACATATAATCTGCCAGTTTTTCCAGAAGAATCTCAATACAACAATACTACATCAGATATATCATACTCAATATTGGATAAAAATGTTAAGGGTCCAATAAATTCAGTCAAACTCATTTATGGTGGTAGCATATATGAGGATGTTCCTAGTGTTGAAAATATAGTCACTTCTTCTGGATCTGGGGCAAACTTACTAGCACAAACCTCTGCAATTGGAAGACCAAAGAAAATTAAAATCTTAAACACATCTAGTGTTTTTTCTAGTGATAAAACTCTTCTGCCAACATCAAATACATATCATTTAATCAAATTTAAAGATAACTATAAAGTGAGTGATATTAATATTAATAGTACTGGAAGACTTTATATTACTCCACCAACACTGAGACTGTATAATAAGGTTGAAGATACATTAGATCCTCTATTTTCTTGTGCAGTTGAATTAAAAGGACAATCTATAGATACTATTCAAATAGTAAATCCATCAGGAAATTTAAAGACAACAGATAATTTAATAGTATCAACAAACAATAGTAATGGAATTAGAATAATAAGTGCCTCAGTTAGTGGAACTGGTCCATATGATATTAGTTTAACATTAGAGACTCCAATATCTGGATTTTCAACAACTAATCCACTTCCATTTGAACTTGGAGATGAAGTATTTGTAGAAAATATTATTAGTACAGCTGGATTTGGGTATAATAGTTCAGACTATAAGTATGAACCATTTGTCCTTACATTTGTAAATCCAAACTTTGATGCTCCAAATGCAGCAGTAATTAGATATCAAGTTCCTAATTCTCCAGGGGTCTTCAGTCCTTCAACATTCAATGCATCAGTATCAAAGTATAGTGATTTAGTAAAAGTATCTCCAATATTGGCAAAAACAGAATTTTTAAATGGAGAAAAACTTAGAGGGGTTAATTCTGTTATTTTGGATAATGTAGAAAATGAACCATTACTTGATATAATAAAAGTAAATTCTATAGAAGATTTATCTGTAGGAGATCTAATAGAAGGAGAAGCATCCAAAACAAAAGCTGAAATTTCTTCAATAGAAACATTTAAGGGAGTTGTAACTTTAGACTCCAGTACTTCAGAAGAAATTGGATGGAAAGGATTTAGGGGCAATTTATCTACAATTCTCCAGAAATTATCTGATAATGATTATTATCAAGTGTTCTCATATACTTTAAAGAGTAAAAAATCATTTACAGAATGGCAGAAAGTAGTTTCTGATGTATCTCATGTATCTGGATATAAACAGTTTGGAGATCTTTCAGTAGAATCTGAGTTGCCAGTTTCTTTGGGATCTACATTAACTGTAAAATCAGATTCATCTTCAATAGTCAATGTTGCTGTAGTTTCAGAATCTGATGTAAATAAAGTTTCAAATTTTGATTTGGTCATTGAAGAAGATATTGATGACAACAATGGAGAATTTTCAGAATTTATAAAGTTTGGATCTAAAAAAATATCAGATTATTTGCTATCATCTGCTAATAGAGTTTTATCTATAGATAACATTTCAAATCTATTTGACACTGACAATTCTCCATTTGTTTTAATACCAGTAGATACTATAGATACTTCAAATGAAGTTGTATTAAAATATTTCTTCTTTATTGGTGGAACTGTTTCATTTTTTGGTTCTTTTGAAAAACCACAAATTTTTGATTTATTGGTAACAAGAAATGATGATACTATTGATTTGACTTCATATGCATATTTTTATGATTTCTATACTTCTTCTGGAGCAGTAAATTTCCCACTTGGAGAAATTGAAGCAACATTGAGTCCCACTAATGGAGATGAAATAACTATTAACTTTGAACCTAGAAATATTTTTAACAGCTATGTCATTAGAGCAGTCAGAGACACTGCACCTGCAGCAGTTGGTGTTGCAACTACTTCATATGGATATGTAAATTCTGTAGAAAAAACACTTGAAATATTATCATCATCATCATCACCTGAATTAATTTATAGTTATCCTTTATCAGATTTAACCTCAGGAACTGGATTTATTGGAATATCATCAGCATCAAGAAAAATTGAAAGTGCTTTTGAATTCTCATTTATAAAAAATGTAGAAAATGAGATAATTTTTAATGTCTATGCAGAAAAAACATACAAAGATTTTGGTACATTTGGGATATCTACATCTATTAGTGGTGGTGTAGACTTTACATTTACACCAACAGCAGGAGTTGGACTGACAGTATTTTCAAATATCCAGATAATGAATAATAATTATGTTTCTGTCAATACAATACCCAATGAACTCAGTATAGTAAAGAGTGAATTATTAAATCACACTGGCACATCTCAAGTAGGAATAACTACAGTACCAAGTTCATATTCAGCATCTAAGTTTGTAATTGAGGCACAAAAAACAGTTGGGCTATCTACTCAAAGGTCTATATTCCAAATAAATTCTGTTCACTTTAATGATTACTTAAATAATACAGTATATGGATTTGCTGGTAATCTTGACATTGAAGAATTTGAAGTTGTATTGCTATACAATGCTGGATTGGGTGAATATGTTTTAGCATTTACCCCAAATTCTTCTGCTGACTATACATTTAAAGTTGTCAGTAAGAGTTTATTATCACCAAACGCTTAATAAATATTTTAAAAAATGCCTGTATCAGACATCGGTGCTATTTACACTCCTTCCATTTATGGAAGGACTTCGTTTCCAATTAGGCATAATCAAGAACCTATTTTTTATAAAACTTTTGATGGTTCTAACCCCAATGTTGTTGGGATATCTTCAGATAGAATTTATGTAAAGGATCATTTTTTTAAGACAGGAGAAAGGTTATCATATAGTCCAGGAACTGGAACCTCTATAGGAATTACAACAACTAGTCCAGGAAATATAGGGTTTTCTTCATATCTTCCCCAGGAAGTTTATCCAATAGTCTTAGATAAGGACTATATTAGAGTATCTTTAGCAGCATCTTTAGCTCTGTCTGGAGATTATGTAAATATTAATTCTGTAGGGGTTGGTTCTGCTCATACCTTCTTAGCAGAAAAACCTAATACAAAGTCTTTAATTTGCATTGATAATATTATCCAGTCCCCTATAGCAGTAGCATCAACTGTTGGAATAGTTACTTATAGTAATACATCTTTAAGATTAGACAAATTAGAAAATATAAAACTCGGATCATTTTTGAGAATTACATCAAATTCAACCCAAGAAATAGTAAAAGTATCTGCAATAGACTTTTCAAATAATGTAGTTTCTATATCCAGGGGAACTGCAGTTATGGGAACTCCCTCTATCAACTTCACTGGAATTATAACTCAAACTCCAGCAGAAGTTTTATCTGGAAACTACAATATAGTAAAAGATGTAATTTATTTTGCAGATCCTCCTTTGGAGGGAAAGAAGGTTAATATAGTAATTCCAATAACTGATATTGATTTTGAAGACAATAGTTTCACTTATTTTACAGGAAGTGAAGAAAATATTATTACAGGATCCCAGGCAGTTTTTTATTCAGAAAATCCTCCTGTTGAATTGGAGAATGGATCTGTATATTATTTGATAAGAAGTGCTAATAATACATTTAAATTTGCCACAAGTCTATTTAATTCATTTAATGGAGTTTCTATAGATTTTTCCACAAATAGTGGAAATGAGTTTCCTGTTGCAGGATTTCAATTATTCTTGATACTTCCTACAGAAAATAGCTCATTCCAAGGAAGAGTATTTTTGAGATCTAATTATGATGGAAATTATGTATTTGATGATGTTTCAGAGCAATTTACTGGAATTACAAGTTCATTTGAACTAAAAATTTCTGGGGTCAGTACTGTAGGAATAAAATCAGACAATGGAATTATATTATTAAATAATGTATTTCAATATCCAGAATCTGAAGAGGCTTTTGAATTTAGAGAAGTTGGATCTCAAACATTTGTAGACTTTAAAGGATCTCTAGACACAAAATCTTATGATGTAAATGTTGGTGGTCTGCCTAGAGGTGGAATAATAGTTGAATTTGGAACTTCTAGTGGATCTTTATATAAACCACTTGAGGAAGCAGAAGGTTATGCTATAGTATCTGCTGGAGGAACAGTTTCAGAAATCTATATAACAAATCCTGGATCTGGATATAGAACTGGAATTACCACTTACTATATTGCCATTGATAATGCAGAGATTCCTGGATATGGAGCTATTGCTATTGCATATCCAAATTCTTCTGGAATAATCACTGGTGTTGGCATTGTAACTGGTGGTCAAGAATATCAATATAATGGAGAGTCTACAACTTTATCAAGCACAATTAATTTGCTGGATCCAAATGGAACTCCGATTGGAGTTGGAACTACTTCAATATTTGAATATTTTAGGGGAGAGAGAGTCAGTGTCAATAATCCAGGATATGTATCTATTAACAATGAAATTTTAAAATATACTGGTATTAATAACAGTACAAGCGAATTGACTGGAACACTAAGAGGGCAATTTGGAACTTTTGGACAACTCCATACTGCTGGAGATACTGTAACTAAGTATGAATATAATTACATTGTTAAATTTGATTCTCCATCTCCATATGATAATGTTCCCCTAGTAGGTTCTTCAACTGGAATTGGAGCTTCAATTAGTTTTGATATTTCAAAAGATGGTTATGTTACTAATTTAGTATTTACTAATAGAGGTTACAACTATAAGGTTGGAGATGTATTAAGACCATCTGGGGTCTTGGGACTTTCTACTCAAATTTCATCAGATGAACTACAAATAAGCATAGAGGAAGTTGCTAAAGATGAATTTTCTGCATGGAACATTGGAAAATTAAGAAAATTAGAAGATCTTACAGATAAAGTAAATGGAAGAAGAACTATATTTACATTACTAGAGAAAGTTCAAACTCCATTGGGAGAAGTTATAAGAAGAACTAGTTTAGAGTCAGATCCAGCCTCTGAAATTGATCTATCTTATAATCTTTTGGTGTTTGTGAATGATATTTTACAAATACCTGGAGATTCTTACATATTCTTGGGAGGATCTCAATTGGAGTTTAAAGAAGCTCCTCCAGTAGGAAGCAATGTGAAGGTTTATTTTTATGAGGGATTTGATGGGGACACCCAATTCTTCCAGAACCAAACTGATGTTGAGGAGGGGGATAAATTACAGATCCAAAGGAACATTTATGAATATTTCCCATTAGAACAAAAGCAGAGAACTATTTTGAGAATAGTAAGCTCAGACACTGCTAGAACTGAGGTTTATGCAGATAGAGGTTTATCTGATTCTTCTTCACAAAGAAGGTCCATTTCTTGGATTCCCAAAAAATCTGATGCTATATTGAATGGGGAATATATCTTTAAGTCTAGAGAAAAATTATCCTCTGGAATATCAAGTATAACCAGATTATCATTGGATATACTATCTGGAATTACTACAATAGGATATGCAACTACAACTCCAGGAACATTTAATGGAATTGGAACCAATATTATAGGAATTAATACAAATTCTGGAATTGGATCTTTAGTTCAAATTGGAGATTATGTAGAGGGGTCTTATATTGCTATTGGAGTTACAATTGTTTCAATTGGATCTAGTTATATTGATATTGGGATACCATCTTTGGGAATATCTACAGGATTAGATTCTTATCTTGGAATAACTTCCTATTCATTCTCACCATTGGGAATAAATACAATTCCACTATCTTTCTATAGAAAAAACCAATAAATAGCAATAAAGTAGTATAAGCAAATGCCAGCCATAGTTACTGATAAATTAAGATTATTAAATTGTCAAAATTTTATTGATGATATTTCTGGTGGTGGGTATTATATTTTTATTGGACTTCCCAATGCATCTTCTTTGGACACTGATTGGGATACATCACAACCAAACCCAATAGACAATGAATTATATTTGAATTCATACAGGGACACAATCTTAGGTGTTAAAAGAATAACATCTGCAGATGTTATGAGAGTAATTCCAAAATTACAATGGGTTTCTGGAAGAAAGTATGACATGTATAGGCATGATTATAGTGTCTATAACACATCCCCAGTAGCATCTGCAACAAGATTAACTGATTGTCAGAATGTTATAATCAATAGAGAATATAGAGTTTATATCTGCATCAATAATGGTTCTGCTCCATCTAATCAAAATCAAGGAGTAATTTCAACCCAAGAACCTGTTCATACAGATATATCCCCAAGAAGAGAGAGTGATGGATACTACTGGAAATACCTATACACATTAAATCCTGCAGATGTTTTAAAGTTTGATTCAACAAATTATATTAGTGTTCCTAACAATTGGGAATCTACTACAGATGCAGAGATATCAAGAGTAAGAACTAGTGCTAGAAATGGTCAAATACAAACCATTTTAATAGAAAAGCAGGCCCAGTATAATTTTGTAGGAACACTTACTGGTGTCCCAATTAAAGGTGATGGTTTTGGGGGTGAGGCAAGTGTTGTATTTGATGAGGAATCAAAACCAATTTCAGTAGAGGTAACTAATGGTGGTTTAGAGTACACATATGCTACATTAGATCTTGATGCTGTCTTACCACCTCTTGGGGGTGAAAAGGCAATATTTAATGTAATAATTCCACCTCCAGGTGGGCATGGATTTAACATATATGAAGAATTAAGAGCATCTAGAGTTTTAATTTTTAGTAGAATTGAAAATGATGCAACAAATCCAGATTTTATAGTTGGAAACCAGTTTTCAAGAGTTGGAATAATTAAAGATATCAAATCTTTTGGATCAAATTCAAATTTCACTCAAAGTTCTGGATCTGGAGTTTATGGAATAAGAATGAATACTCCATCCATAAGCGAATCCCTAGATTCTATTATTTCACAAACAGGATCAAATGCTATTGGCAACCTAGTTAGTTTTGATCCTACTACTCAGATTTTAAAATACATCCAACCAAGAACCAATTATCAGGATACATATGCTGTTGGAAATATTATAACAATTGACTATCAATATGCAGATAGTTCAAGTGGAATTCAAACAGCAACATCATATGAGCAAGGTTCATTCTCAAATGCTGCCAATGTGGTGATTGGGTCAAATTCATATGCAATAGACTCATCTTTTAGTGGATCTACCATCACTATAGGGTCTGTAGAATATTATTTGGGTCAAGATTATTTTGCAGGTATGGCAGTACCAGATATAAATAACAAGAGTGGTGAGATACTTTATGTAGACAATAGATCTTCTGTTACTAGAGCATCTCAACAAAGAGAAGACATAAAAATCATTTTAGAATTCTAAGAAAATGCCCCAAGTACGAACTTAAATAAATCACCATATTATGATGACTTTAGTTCAGAAAAGAACTTTTATAAGGTCCTTTTTAAGCCTGGAGTTACTGTACAGACAAGGGAACTGACAACTTTACAGTCTATACTACAAAACCAAATTGAAAAATTTGGAAGTAAATTTTTTAACAATGGTGGGGTAGTAATACCAGGAAATACTGCGTATATTCCAGTATATAATGCAGTTGAAGTTGAGACTATTTACAAAGGGGTAAATGTAGAAGAATATTATTCTTCTTTGGTTGGAAAAACTTTGATAGGATCTGAAAGTGGAGTTTCTGTAAAAGTAATCAACATTTTAAGTTCAGCAGAGTCCCAAAGAAAAACTACTACAATATATGTAAAATACCTTTCTTCTGCATCAGATTTTGAAACTGAACAACTAACTGCTGGGGAAGAACTAGTAGCAGATTTTGATGTTCCTTTAGGATCAGGATTTATTCTACAAGGGGAACCAGTTTTACAAATTCTAACTCCATCTGGTAGGGATCCATTTTCAATTGGAACTGCTGCAAGAATAGAAGAAGGAGTTTATTTTGTAAGAGGATATTTTGTAGATGTAGATGCTCAAGAAATACTTCTTGATCAATATTCAAATACTCCATCATATAGAGTTGGATTAGCAATTGCAGAATCAATTATAGATTCAACTGATGATGACTCTTTAAATGACAATGCTCAGGGATTTTCAAACTATGCTGCCCCAGGAGCAGATAGATTCACAATTCAATTAACTTTATCTAAAAAATCATTAGATGATATTAATGATGATAGTTTTATTGAATTATTTAGAGTTGAAAATGGCATAATTAGAAAGATTAAGCAAGAAACAACAGGATCTTTTATAACTGATGTTTTAGCTAGAAGAACATTTGATGAATCTGGAAACTATAGTTTAGATCCATATACTGTAAAAGCTGTAGAATCTCTTAATGATGGAATTGGAAATAATGGAGTATATTCAGAAAATCAAAAAACTTCAGATGGAAGTGTTCCTTCAAAGGATCTTGGGTTGATTCAGGTATCACCAGGAAAATCTTATGTCAAGGGGTATGAAGTAGTAACTCAAGAAAATGTTGTAGATTTTCCAAAACCAAGAACAACAAAA